GTTCCACCTGGAGCCGAACCTACTTTAGCAATTGGACGTAAACCGAAAGCGGCATCTATATTAGCCATATCAGTCTCCTTTAATTACTTATTCAGAGACATTGATCTTACTCATTAAGACTTCTTGCCCCCAAATGTTACTCTACTTTGCCTTTCCTGATGGATAGGCATGCTAGGATGCTCTTCTTTATGTAGATCATTTTCAATGGCTTGTGTCTTGTCATCTGTAAGATTACGGAAATATTCATCCCGATCCTCTTTTACTTCAACAGGACAACGCATTAAAGCTAGTCCACCAATGCCAATTACACCTTTATATTTACCGTCAGCAATAGATGGTAAATCCAATCTATCGGGATATTCATCTGATTTAACAAACTCATACCCACTTCGTAGTCTGCCAATGACATTTTTTTCATCAGCCATACCACGATATTCCAATCGTACCCACCTATGGTGAAAACCTTCAGGTGGTTCAGGTGCTTCTAAATTTGACGGAGGAACCCATCCCCTCGGTCGAGCGTCCTTTTCACGGGTTTCAAGTTTGCGTGAGGGTAGTGATTTTATACCTTTTGTAGTCATGTTACGCCTCCTTCACGTGTTTTGCGTAGTCTTCAAGTGACACACCTAGCTTTTTAGCTATAGCGACTTGTGATGGTGTGAGCTTCACAGTGCGGCGCCCAGATTTAATCGATCTATTTGCAGAAGCAACAGCTTGAGCGGGTCTGTCCTTCTTGTTTTCATCCTCAAATTTATGAGGAAACTCTTTTCGTATACGTTTATCTAATTCATCATAATATAAGTCTGACTTTCCGTCAAATCCTTCTTCTTGTAATAATTTTTTATGAATAGATAAAGCCGTGTAAGTCATTGCTTCATTTGATCCAAACCAAGGATTTTTTTCTGCCCAAGCCTCAGCTTTTGGATCAGGTTGAGCCTTTTGTATTGGCTCTTTTGGTTTAGGATTTTCTTTTTGTTCTTTTAAAAGCCTCTCTCTTTGCAACTTTGAAGCATTTGCCCTCTCTTCCTCAATTGCTAAACGAGCAATGGCTTGTTGAGCCTCGACTTGTTTTTTTGCATTACCAGAATTAATGGCATCTTGTAGAATTGATTGAGCTTTTTCCATTTCAGAAGAAACTCTTTTCGAATACTCATCTAAATAAACATTATCAACTTCAGTAACTTTGCTTTTAAGATTGGCATTTTCTTTGTTGACTGACTCAGCAAATTTAAGTGCCTCTTCTTTTTGCCTTTCAGCCTCTCTAACTTTAAAAGTAAGTTTATCTATTCTTTTTTGTACACTAGCACTATATTCATCTGCCTCTGTTTTATTTTCAAAACTATCTTCTTTAGTTTCTTCTACTTTAATATCTTGATTTTCTTGTTTGTTATTTTCTTCTTTAGTTTCGTCTTTTAACTCGACATCAACGGACTCCCCAGATGTATCAATGGGAACCATTTTATCTTGTTCTGACATAGGTTGTGGTTGCATAGAATTCTCCATGTTACATTATGTTAGCTGGCAGTATGTCTCGAGGATCATCAACGACAGCCAGTATTTCATCTTCGTTAACTATCCGTAGCTCGCCACCATCGATCTTTACTCGAGATCCAGCATAGCGAGTTATTATAACCCAATCACCCTCTTTACACCAAGGACCATCAGGATATCTCTCTTTATCTGTGTAGCACAAAGAACCTGTCTTTAATACTTTACAAATATTTGTTGTTATTTGTGATTCTTCAATTGTTTCATCGGTTAGATGAATACCACCTTTTGTTTTCTTTTGTAATTTTAAAGGGAATAAAACCATTTTCCAACCTACTGGTTTTGGAACTTTTTCTAATTCGTTTTTCTTTTTCTCTGCCTGTGCACCATCCCAAACGTGTTTTGGCACAATTAATTTAGGTTTAGTCATCTTCTAGCTCCTGTTTTTTTAGCAGGTCCGTGAGTTCCTGTATTTCTTGTTTTAATGCTGCGTTTCGACCAGTCAAATATTTGTAATCTGCCCAATCTTTACACAATCCACTTGTTATAGACTCTTCTACTTGTTTTTGTCTAGCAATTAAATCTTTTTTATATGCAGTAAAAAAATTCTCTAAGCGCATGATTTCATTTGATCCGATAATTTTTTACAACGATTTGGAGTTTGACGATTCCATTTCGAATCCAACATCTCCAAACTCGCACCTTTAAAATCTCGGTCTTGCAGGCATTTCCACATATTTTTGAACTTGGACACGCCTGTAGGGCCAAGCTGAAACACCATCTCGGTAATAGTATGTTGCGCTAAAATAGGCAAATCAGCAACGCCATGATCTTGCATGAGTTGTCTAGCTTTGCCAATTGCTTTATTTAAATCTTTATCAAATACTTCTTGTAATTCTTCTTTGGTATATGTTTTACCATCTTCAAACTTATCTTCGTGCACTACTTTATGGCCCCAGCCAATTGTACGAAATCCTTCCGTGTCCATATACACGTGATCTCTAAAGCCTTCGGATAATTTTACGGAACCAGCTAATTCGTCGTATGTCACTACTTGGCAAGTCCTTTAGTTTTTTCGAAAGAGCGGAGACCCGCGACGCCGAGCATTGAAGTGACAATTGCTAGTAGGGGACCAGTCTCGATGGCAGGCGGTACAATATCCATACCTGAAAATTTTGCATACCATTCAATACATGGAGATAAGATGAAGCTGAAGAATAGCGCCAGTGCTCCACACCAGCCAATCGCTGGTCGCCAGCCCGCAACAAATACGCTGCGATGGCTGGCTTCCTTTGCATTAACATCTAATTGTTTTTCTGCAAGCTTTTGTTGTAAGCGTTGCATTAGAATTTTTTTATCTAATTTTTCTTCCTCACTTGTATGAAGTTCATCGACAACTTTTGAAATAGTTTCTAAGGCTCCGCCTTTTCCACCTCCAAGTAAACCGCCAAGAAGATTAAGCACTATGCTGCTCCGCCTGTCATCCAGCTAAGTACCCAGATAACAATGATAGCTACAATAGCCGCCTTAATCCAGTCCTTCATTTTCCAATCTGACCATTCTTTCAAATGATCCCATAGATCTTTCAATAGGTTCATAAAACCTCCTTTGTTAAGTAGCGAAGTATACTATTTTACGCCTTTGAAAGCTACCTTTTTAATCTGCATTTTACTCGTTTGTCCTTGAGGACCACTTCCTTTATTTTGTTTTACAACAAAAGGAGAGTAAACAACTGCCGCATCCGATACCGCAATAGCATTTGGAAAAGGATTTTTTTGAGGTACTTTCGTCATTTTTGCGTTTTTAAATTTCATACTTTTACCCTTTTTTTAATATTATTAACTGATCCACCACGTTTTAAAAAACCCATTTTATTTCTAACAGATTTAGGCAACTTAGCTAAGCCTTTATTTTTTTTTGGAACTGGTTTTAGTTTCTTTTTCATATCAATGTATTGTAACGTTTGTATTTAAATCTTTTAACGTTTGTTCCGTTAATTGTAAAGCCTGATATTCTTCCATGGTAACAGTTAGAAGATCTTTTGCTACTATACACATTGCCTCAAACATAATTAAATTTTCGTCAAGACTGCAATTTTCGTCAATGACTAAATCTCTAGTTTTTTCAATGTATTCCTTAAGTTTTTCTTCTTTTGTCACTTTTACCTGCTTTGTTTAGAGCTATAGCTATAGAAAGTCTTTGTTTAGCTTTCTTTTTACTAATACCCTTCTTTGAAGCTAGAGTATTAATAGCCTTTTGTCTACCTTTAGTTGCTTTTGACTTGTTAAGCTCGCTAATATTAGCAGATATTGTTCGTTGACTAGTTCCTTTTTTTAGAGGCATCTAATTTTTGTAGATTAATATTTGCTCTTAATTGAGCAATATCTTCTTGTGATTGAATTCTTGCTTGATCAGTTTTTTCTTTTTGTGCTAATTTTTGTTGCTCCAAGTTTAATTTAGAGAAATCATATTGAGCGTCAGCTTGATCTTTCATCGCTCTCATTTGTAATTCTTTTTCTTTTAATGCAATAACAGGATCAGGTTGACCTTGACCAGACATTTGTGCTTGCATTTGTTGGAGCTCTGCTAAAAACTGAGCTTCTAAAGCGGCTATCTGTTTTACTTTTAATTCATCAACATTTTGAGCTTCTTGTCCCATTTGTTGCTCTGCTTGAGCAACTTGCATATCAACGGTTTCTCTTGCCTTCAAAGATATGTGTTGCATGAGATGTTTATTTAAATCAACAGCTAATTGCGGTTGAGCTTGAACTATAGGAGATAAACCAAATAACAAATGAGCTTGCATGTGAGCGTCATGATTTTGCCCTTCATATGCCTCAATTTTGTCTAAATCTAATAAACGTTGATGTTCCATCGTTGGGCTCATCGGCTCAGGTTTATCTAGTTTCATAATTTTATCAATATCCGATACGCCTAAAGCTTCATACATTCTTCGATACGCTTCTTTAATGTTATGTAGTTGAGGAGCACTTGTTGCTAATTGTAATTGTGTTTGTGCTAATTGAATTCGTTGCGCCATACTAAACATGTTAGGATCTGCTACGGGGATAACGTCAATTGTATCATCGAAATCATCTGACTTAATCATTCTATTTCCACCAATAACCGCGTAAGGGTATTCAGGAGGTAAATATGTCTTAATAACGTCAGCCAATAATCTAAATTCTTTTTTCATCGAGTAATAAATTCTTTTGTGAATACTACTCATGATACGTGAACCACGTTCCAATAAAGCAATGGTTGTCCCTACAGGAGCACCTTGATTAGCGTCTCCAACTTGCATATCAGCTATTTGAGCAAATCGTTGACCTGCTTGCACCACAAACCCTAGAAGAGCAAATAATGTTTGTGATGGTTCTTTGTATGGTAATGGCATCAATCCATCACGGATTGCTCCGCCAGGTGCATCGACATCTCTAAATTCACCAGGTTGTAAAGGAGAGTCGTCATCCCTGATCCGTAGACCACGAGCCTTGAACCCTGCTGGTAAATTAGACAATGTTCCTGAATCAAGCAACTGTCTTAATGCTTGTGTTGCTGATCTAGATAATCCACCAATTAAATGCACTAAACCAAAACCATAAAACCCTAAACCTTGTAAAAATTTAAAATGAACAAAGTATTCTTGTTTTTTAAAATTAGAATCATTCTCTTTGAAGTTTCTTCTAATAGATAAAACTTTTCTGGTGCCTTCATCAATCGTAACAATATACGGAATTTTTATCCCTGAATTTTCTTCTCCGTTTTTATCTTCATAACCAATTAAATCTAAGTTCACGTGAAATTCTAAAAGCGACATCATCATGCCTTCACCAACTTGTTCAATTCCCTCAAGTCGATCTATTTTTTCTTTAACGTCGTAAGCACTATAAGTTGACTGATCATTGTAAGGTTGTAAGTCTACGTCTCTATAAAATCCTGATACTTGTTTCTTCCTAACCTCATTCTCAGTCATCAAAACTCTGTGTGTAATTCTTTCACAACTCTCCAGATCAGTTGCTGTGTAAGGCACAATCAAATCTTCAGCTGGAATAAATTTAGACACAGCTCGCTCTAGTTGAGCATCATAATAAACTTTTTTAAAAGTCGATCCTGAAAGAGGTAGATAAAATAACATTTGATCTAATTCAGGAGTATACTCTTGCATCACGTTAGTGATTTGATAATTCATGAAATCTTTAACTCTTTGCGACTGCATATATTTTTCTTGCGTCTCTTCCCCAACAACGTATGTGCGAACAGGACCGCTTGCAGGCATTAATTCTTTGTAAGCAGTTGAACTGAATTGAGTGACAGCCTCTGCTAGTAAAGGATGGGTAACATTACTTGCTCCTTGAAATGGTTCACTTCTCTCTGAGTATTTAAATCCTAATAAATCTAGACCTTGTGAATAAGTCTTCTCCCATTCTTCTCTAGATGCTTTGTCGTTTTCATATTCTCCCATAAGGTCGGAAGAAATATTTTGTAAATCATTCTCATCAATTGTTTCAGCTAAGTTAGCCGCAAATTCAATCGGGGGTTCATCCGATACTTCTACTTCCTCGGATACGATTTCAATTTCAACTGGTTCTTCATTTTCCACCGCTTCTTCAATAGCGTCGCCTACAACTGCTTCTATTTTTTTATCGATATTATCAACCATAATTTTTTATAAATTATATATATCAATTAATCTACCAAAATAAAATTTTGGTTTCTCCACTAAACCGCCTGTTGCTTTTTTAATGGGTTCTTTTAAGCTTTGAAGGAGTTTGATTGCTTTTTGAGTTTGGAGGATTTTTCCGTATCCTTCGTCTGTTGATTTGTCGATTCCTTTGACGATTTTGATGAAACTGTCGAGATAACCGAGATTGAAGATGGAGTCCCCGTCATCTCCTGAAATTCTTTTAGTGATACTTTTCTTAATGGCATTGTTGTTCTTCCTATAATTGTTTTTGTTTATAAAGTCACCATACCAATAAACATCATCTATATACACCATATCAGCGTCATCACCTAATACTTTTGAAAAAGATTCTTCCAATAATTGTGGATCAGGAGATTTATTATCAAAAGTTAAGAAACTCGCTACAAATCCGCCAGCTGTATTTTGCACATTGAAGTCTATACCAAGTTCTTGCTGTATTTTTTGAATATCTGATTTGGTGTAATTACCTCTATAGAATAATTGCGCCGTTTTTTTTCTGTTCTCTAATGGTGTTTCAGACTGAGTAAAGTTGCTTGTAGCCATTGCAGCTTGATTTAAATTTTCACCAAGTAAAGATAAAACCTGTAATCGTTGTGGTTCTGTAAGTTCAACAAATTTATTTTTCACCTTTACCGTTAAAGGGACAATAACGTTAAAATTTGCTTTGCCCTCATATGTGCCAATTCCGATCTCCATTCTAGATATTTCTGCTTTTTCACCAAGAACCAAGGATACTGCTTGTTCCATCACGGATGGTTGCTTCTTTTGTTTTGTAATTAATTTATTTAAGCTTGAGCGATGAACGTTGCTAATCTGATTCATCAGAGCTGTGTCTTCTGGAAAATTATTTACAAGTTTTTCTATTTCTTTACCGTTCGGTGTTAAAAAAGTACCAACTTCTATTGTTGCTTTTAATGATTCTTTGTAGGGAACTATAGTCGTCTGAAGTTTTTCTACAAATTTAGGGTCTAAAATTTCGATTGGATCTAATTTATTATTTCTAAATTTAAAACCTTTTTTCTGTAAATCAGCAACGAGCTCATTACCCATATCTTGGTAGTTGGTTGACCCTCCTCTGCTCTCTGACCACATTAAAGCCTGAAGATTAAATGGTTGTATTTTCTTATCGTCAGGTCTCGTTTTATTTATTTCAAAAGTTAAACGATTTATTGAATTTGTGATTAGTGCATATAATTCTGGATTTGAAGCAAGAACGTCTGGATTAATTCCAAAGATTCTTGCCATCTGTAAATCATTGACGGTGTTTGGTTCACGGTCCGAGAGTCCTGTAAAATATTTAAACGTGTCAACGTAATTACCAAATTTCGGTGTATTTACTACTTGATCAGGGCTCTTTAAAAATTTGTCTAAAGACTGATATTGACGAAAACCCATACGGATAGGTCTATTATTTTTATAGTCAGAGAAAACACCTATCGCTATTTTTAAATTTTGTTTAGGATCTACTCCTCCAGAGGTAATTGATAAAATATCAAAAAATTTATTTTTATCCTCGTCTGAGTAACCCTCTAAAAAATCGTCGACCCATTGAGCTCCTCTTTCATACCAAAACCTAGCTGCATCGTCACCTTCTAAAGATTTATTAATAAATTCTGCTGAAGGCATTTTAAAACCGAATTTTTCTGTCAATGCTTTTACATCGACATTAGTTTTATTATCCATCTCTTGAACAGCTCGTTCGCCAATAGTTTGCACTGTTTGATCATCAAATTCGAAGTTGATTGGATCTCCCTTAATAGTTGAATAATCAATTTCACGTACATCTTTATCTCCGTAAATTTTTACAGGATTAAGTGTTTCAACGTATTGTTTAGAATTTTTGTCTTTTGCTAAAAACTCATCTGCTTTTTTAAAATCTTCTTTGAGCTTATCTAATTGCTTTTTAAATTCTTGTCGTACTAAATCCTCAAATATAGATTCAAAAGGGTCTTTGACTGGTGGTTCTGGTCCTTTACCATCATCAGGATCAGGATCTTCATCACCTCTAGTCATTTCAGTGCGAGGCATTTTTTCCAATTCCTCTTCTTTTACGTCAATAATATCATCGTCATCTTTTTTTGTTTCAAGGACCGTGGAACCTACAACAGGTTCAGGTCTGTAAAAACTTTCATCGTAAGTTCTAAATGTTTTTTGTTGTGGGAATAAATCTTCTAAAGGAATTATATCGCTTTCTCCAAAGCCAGACAAATCTATTCCTTGGTTCTTAAAAATCTCTACTGCGGCTGGCACTGTAACACCAAGTCTCGCCGCCATTTGCGCAAGTGTTATTGCCTGAACTACCATTTAATAATATACGTATTTTTTTGGTTCACGTCTCTCGTCCTCATAATCATCCGTTAGAGATACAAAATTACCCTGACGATATCTCATTAAAGCTTGAGTCATTGTATCAACTAAATCATCATGCTCACCATAAGGAAAAGCCGCACATTCTTCAATCATTTCTTCAGCAAAATGTTTTTCAGGAGCCCACACTGCACCACTTTCAAAAAGAGGAGCAACCGAGTTTGCTCTAGTAATTTTATCATTACCTTTTGATGGGCTAAAACTTACGACAGGAATTCCTACTTGTCGTAGTTCCTGAATAAGAGGTTGACCACTTGCTTTTGCTTCTATGATAATTGTTTCAGGTTCCCAATATTTGTATTGTTCTAAAGCAATTTTTTTAAGTTCAGGAAATTCCCAACGATCTTTTATACAATCAAGAAGAATGATATTATCTTTGTTAAACTCTGATCTAAATATTCCCCACGTACTAATAGCAGAAAAGTCAGCTGTCTCTTTTTTACTAAAGGCGGTATCATAACTTTGTATTACATGCATTAATGGGGGAACATTTTCTTTTTTCCATATTTTCCACCACTCACGTTTAATTATGGCACCAATCTCAGAGGTAGGTTGTTGTTGATATTGTGCCTCCCAAGACATTACGGGAAGATTGGCTTTAATTTTCTCTAATTCTTCTAGTTTCCAATATTCAGGCCAAATAGGTTTACCACTTGGTAGGATTGCTGGAAATTCTATCACCTCCCACTTGTCCGCATTATTTTCTCCAGCTAGTTTTATTAATCTTCCTGTAAGATCTCGCTCTGACCATCTGGTCATAACAATGACAATAGCTCCGCCTGGTTGCAGACGTTGGCGTGGCCCAGATAAATACCAATTATAGGCATTATCAAAAGCGGTATCATTAATGTTTTGTTCCGAATGAGGATCATCAATAATGAGAAGATCGGCACCACGACCAGTAATAGCACCGCCAGTACCAGCACCAAAATATTCCCCTTCATGATTTGTTTCCCATCTTCCTGAAGCTTTTGAATCTTGTTTAAGACTGACATTTTTAAAAATTTTCCTGTACTCGATGTCATTCATTAAGTTTCTCATCTTCCTACCAAATCTATATGACAGTTCTGCTGTGTGAGTTGCTTGAATTATTTTTGTTTTTGGTCTGTTACCCATTAGCCATGCAGGAAATAAGTAAGAAGCAAATTCTGATTTAGTGTGTCTAGGCGGCATATTGATAATTAATCGTTTAAGCTTACCTTGAGCAATCTCCTCAAACTTTTTAGCCATGATCCTGTGATGATATCCATCAATAAAGTCAGGCCAGACCATTTTAACAAAATGTAAGAAATCTGTTCGAGCTTTTTCTTGGTCATCATGCATAGCAATTGCTAACATTAACCTCAATTCTTCATCCGAATACTTTGAATATTTATTATTATTGGTTTCCATTGGGACTCCTAGGGTCTTTTTATACTAAAAAAGGGGGTACCCCCTAGAAAAAACTTTTCATATGAAAATTTGTTGGCTGAAAATTTAAAACATGCGCTAGGTCAACACGCGAACGTTATCGTGGGCATTTTAAGGGGGGGTCAGGAACCGCAGAATCCCGCCATTTTTTTCATTTTTTACAGGTACCCTAGGCTTTTTTATATTTTTTCGCGGTTTTCTGCCCATGTATCATATAACTTACAATAATAAAAATTATCGTAAGTTATAATTCGCGGTTTTCTACGCTTTTTTCATGTCTTTTGCGCCAATAATCATGGATCGCTGGCCAACCAACCGCCAATATTGGTACGTTTTGCGTGGTTTTTCGCAGTTTTCCCACGTCCCACGCCCCATATAGGATTTCTCTCGCCCCAAGAGAGGGCTTCGCAAGTTCATCATACACAAGAACGTATGCAGACTTATCACTTAGCTCTGATAATCTTTTACTCATAGCAAATTGATGAGGACTGAATGATACGCGGTGGCTTCTGGCAACTTTTGTTTCAACAAATATCGTATCCATTTGTGGAGCAATACCAATCATGTCTGGGAAACCTAATACAGTTGTTGTCTCTATCCTGAACCAATTATAAATTGTTAGATGTTTCCTAATTAATTTAACAAAGTTACTCTCTTTCATGCTACAAAATATTAGATGTTAAATGTAAAAAATATTGGGATACAAAAATGATAAAGATTTGGATCTTAATTACCATGATAAGTGTTCAAGGATGGCCAACTGTAAAAACAAATCAAGAGGTTTGGTTTGATAAAGTCACATGTGAGATAAACAAAATACAACGAATAAAAATGCTTGAGACTATAGCTTTTGAAAAAGGCATTGAAGCATTTTGGATAGATGGTTGGTGTATTGAAACTAATATGTTTGACATTAAATCTCAGTCTTGATGCTTAATTAATTTGCTATCATCAGTCTGAACCTCATCAGCAGTTACATCAATGACATTCTCTTCACCTTTTATACCTACACCTTTTTTCTGTAGTTCGTTAAGCTTCTCTACAAGTTGATCTCTAGACAAGTTTTCTATTGCGCTCTCCATTCGTATTGTAGGATCATACAATCCTGAAGCCTTACCTCTTAAACCTTCAGCATTAATCGCTGCAGAATAATGTTTCTCTTCCTCAGCTCTTTTACCAAGTTCATCTAATCTTGCTAAGTGCTTATCCATATTAACAGAATACTTTTGTGTAAGTTCTTTTTTTAAATCATAAATTGCTTCAGCAACTAATGGATATTTGTTTGGGTTCTGTAATTCATACGCCGCTTTTCTTGCTACCTTTTCAGAATAACCAGCTCTTCTTGCAGACTCAGATGCAGACTGTTTACCAGTTAAAGTATTATAACAAAATTCATGAACAAATCTTAACTGATTTGGTGTCAATTTTCTTGCTTTTCTTCCATCAACTTGCATTTTTTACTCCTTTTTTATTCTTTTAAGCATAATTTCACACACAATTTATATCAAAATATAAAAAAATTTCTACTCGCGTTAAAAAGAAAACTAATAAATCTGCCATTTTTTAAAATCAATCCTTACATCCTCACACTTGCCTCACACTACAAATGTGAGGAAAAAACTTAAGTATTCTCTACTAAATTTGCTATCCTCACACTTCCACACTTGTTTTAAGATTTCTTGAACCATGGATCATGAGCCGTGCCAAATTATGCTATGTAAGTGTGCAATGTTTCCTAAAACAAAATAATTAATACAAATTACATCCTAAAATGCTAAACCTAACATGGTACATGGATCATAAACATCAAAAAGGTTTTACATCACACTTGTATGCCATTCAATATTTAACAAAGCGTGGGTATTGGGTCTTTGATAATATTTCTAAACAAGGACCATGCGATCTCATAGCAATCGATGAAACAGGTAAAATGTTATTAGTCGATGTAAAATCAACAAGCAAAAGAAAATCAGGAACACATGCAGGATACTACATCAAACGCTCTCCATCACCCTTACAAAAAAAGTTAGGAATTCAAATATTAATGGTCTCAGATGACGGATCGTGCACCCTCGAAAAACCGCAGAAATTAGCCACAAAATAGATAATTATTGCAGATTATGTAATATAATGTAATAAAATAGTATAAATAAAGGAGAAAGAAAATGGATCAAAAAATTTACGAAGCTTTACTAAACGGAGTAAAAGTAGAAGCAAAAAAAATTAACAACCAATGGTTTGTTGGTGGAGACAGACCTGCAAAAGGTAGCGAGGTTCTAATCAAAATTAAATCTAATCGTTTCAAACAAAACAGAGATGCTTGGTATCTTTTACGTGGTTGCATTTTAAGATTTAAATATTGGGCATAGGAGAAAGAAATGAAACGTAGAAAGAATAAAAAATTAAAAGTATCAGTATCACTACCAAGATTATCTTACACATCTTGGGTTCGTGTAAGTCCAAAAGAGTCTTATGAAAAAATGGTTCCTATTTATTTATCAAGACTTGGTATTTCTACAAGATTGCAAAATACTTTATCAATCAAAATACACATCAGAAGATCAGTTTTAAAAGCCAGCACTTTAGGTACTTGCACTATTCCATTGAACGGTTCAAAAGCATCTAAAAATTTTAAAATAGTTTTAGCGGCTAACTTATCTTTGTTTGAACAATTACAAACTCTTGCTCATGAACTTTGTCATGTTGCACAACAAGTAACTGGCAGATTACAACTTAGAGTTTGGTCTACTGATAATCAAACGCACGTAAGATGGGAAGGTAAAGAGTTAGGCGTGTATCTTAAAGATGTAAAATATGATGATGCACCTTGGGAGCATGAGGCTACTAAGTTTGCTAAGGAACAATACAACAGAATATTTAACAAGTAAGGAGAAAGAAAATGATTAAATATATTATTAACGATCTTAAATTAGCGAGCAAGGAAGAGTGGATATACCTTGCTGTTTCATTTCCTGTAAGTCTGGTTGCACTTGCAGATTGGTTTATTTTTTAAGGAGGCAATAATGGAGAAAGTAGAATTTAAAATACCTTACACTAAGTTTGGTACGATATTTGCAAATCAAGATGGTAATTATCTTGAAATTACTGGCGTATCAAAAGACTATGATAAAAAACTTATTTGGTCTCTTGATCACAATGGTTACAAGTTGTGGAAATACAGCAGTAATTTTGCCATTTATGAGCAGGATAAAAAATTTATTGCTCTTGGTCTTAATCGCGATGATAAACTAGTTGAGATTTCATTCTCTAAAAGACCTAATAGACATATTATTCAAGATGAGAGCCCAGAAAAATCTTACTGGTATTCACATGATCTTGCTACTTTTGATTACAGAAAAATTATATCACTGGGTGAAAAAGTAATTAAAAGAACGCAGGAGGAGGCTAGGATCAAAGCAGAAAAGCTTTTACATAAGCATGCTAATGAAAATAGAGCAATGTGTGGTGCTTGTGAGCGCTACATTGAACGATGGGACGAGGGTAATAGAAAAGGTGTCATTTATGATCATGGCTTTCAACAAGCTGGATACCGTGCAGGCGTTTGTGTGGGTGCAAGATATCAACCATGGGAAAAGTCTGCTGAAGGTAAAGTCGCTTATGTTGGTGAATTACATGATGAGCTTTTATCTATTATCAAAAAGAAACCAACTTTTGATACTTTAAAAATACTTATCCAACAGTTCACAAAACATAAAGAACAACAGGAAAAAGTAAATCAAGCTAAAAAAGATCATTGGAATGATTTTAAAGACTCTCAGTATTATTATCTGCAAAATGATTACAGAATATCATCTGACAGAAAAAACAAAGTTTTCATGCAGTTTTTAAACGAAGAAAAAGGCTTTGATTTAGAGATACATTTAACAAAACCAGTTTTCTTTGGAATTGCTGTGTGGCCACTTACTACTATTGAGGAACTACTTGATGCCTGGCAATTTAGAGCGGATTATGTTAAAAACATCATCAACAAAGAGGAGGAGAAAATAAAAAATTGGGAACAGCAACTTACTCCTCGAGAAAAAATTCATGGGTAAGCTCCTTGTCTCATGGATCGTGGTGGGTGTATTGGTAATCATTTATCTTTATCATACACCCTACCAGACTTTTATGCGTGAATGCAGGTACGATGAATTTTTAGGAGGTAATATGGGAGATCAATATTGTACGTGGTTGTACTTTGAAATGATCGACGAGGACTCATGGGTTCGACAAATAATAGAGGCACTAGAATGACAGTTAAAATTTTACGCGGAGATAACCGCGAAACATTAAAAACATTAAAAGATAAAAGTATCAATACGGTGGTTACGTCACCACCGTATTGGGGTTTACGAGATTATGGAACAGCAACTTGGGTAGGAGGCGACCCTAATTGTCCTCACATGCGAACAACAAAGATAAGTAAAAATACTACAACAGGGCATATGGGAATGTTTAAACAAGGTAATGTTGTTGGTGATGCAATTTACAAAAGCGTATGTCCTAAATGTGGTGCAAAAAGAATTGATAGTCAATTAGGCTTAGAAGAAACTCCTGAAGAATATGTAAACAACCTAGTAGGTGTATTTAGAGAGATTAAAAGGGTATTACGGGACGATGGGACGGTGTGGTTAAATCTTGGTGATAGTTATTCGTCTGGCGGACGACGAACCACGACAAATCAATCATTACGTGGAGATAAAGATTATGGAGTCACTAGACCTGCACCCAGTAAAGGCATTAAACCAAAAGACTTAATTGGAATACCGTGGCGTGTAGCATTCGCATTGCAACAAGATGGATGGTATTTACGACAAGATATCATTTGGCATAAACCTAATCCCATGCCTGAAAGTGTACGTGATAGATGCACTAAAGCGCATGAATATATTTTTTTATTAAGTAAGAATGTAAAATATTATTATGACTATGAAGCAATAAAAGAACCAAGTGCAGAAGGAACATTATTAAGACTGTCACAAAAAAATTTACAAAATCAAAAAGGATCAGAGAGAGCACATGCAGGTGTAAAACCTAATGGTAATATGAAAGCAGTGGGTGGTTTGAAAAAAAATAAACGATCCGTTTGGACAGTAACTACAAAACCTTTTAAAGAAGCACACTTTGCAACTTTTCCAATGGACTTAATTGAACCATGTATACTTGCAGGATGTCCTGAAGCAGGAACAGTTTTAGATCCGTTCGGTGGAGCGGGTACCACGGGAATTGTCGCAAGTAATCATAATCGTAATGCAATACTCTGTGAGCTAAATGATGAATATTCTGACATTGCAGAGAAAAGATTAGGGTCTAATTTTCCCCTGTTTTCTGGGAAAAATTAAAAGTGCTTGCATTAATGTAATAAATCATTATATTATATTACATATTAATAAAGGAGAAAGATATGAACAAGCATGAATTAATAAAACTATTAGACAATACTTTTACTGATGTTGAGTTTGATGTTTTTGAAGACATTGAAGGATTAGTAAGAGTAAATTTTGTAATAAGGGATAACATGACCAAGCACGAGTTAATAAAACTATTAGACAGCACTTTCCATGATGTCGAGTTTGATACGTTTGAAGGCATTGAGGGGTTGTTAAGAGTTAATTTTGTAATAGATGAGGTGGAAAATGTTTAATAGAGAAAAACTTACTAAAAAAGATTGGCTAGCAAAAGCAGAAGAATTTAAACAATCTGCAATTGATTCTAGAACTAAAGAACAATCAAGTTGGGAGAGATCAGATACAGATGGTTTTTTATCTCAAGCTTGCCTTAGCGCATCTTCAAGTCTTGATGATGCTAAAGCAAATATTTGTGAGAACCTAGGTAAAGATAGTTTCTTAGGTTTATATGAATTAGATCGTCGTGTTAAAGCAAAACTTATTTGGGTTAAAGATCAATATAGTTATGGTGATAAAGCTTTATGGCTTTTACATGATGATGAACAGGTGTTGTTTGGTGGCAAAAAGTTTTTACCATCAAATTACGGTAATGGTCGTTCACGTATTTTAAATTCTTTTAATCTTAAAGAAAGATATGAAGATGATGACGCGTGGGCTTGTTTTAGTAAAGGCTGGAGCTCAACTCCAACTATTTTTAGAGTTGGTGATGAGTGGGGCGCAACTGCAACATTAATAAAGGAGAATGAATAATGAAAATACATAAGATACAAAATCAATATGTTACTGGGGTTCAAAAACTTGACAATTCAGTCAATGGCAACCCTAGATATAAGTTTCTGTTCAAGGGTGGTGGTGTAGCAACCACCCCCTCTGATGCAGGATGGGTGTATGCTTTTAGCCAACATACATTTTTTCAACAGTGGGTAGACATCACTTATCATGTCACTAAGTCAGGAAAATCCATTCTTGACTCTATAACTTTGAATACGCAGGAGGATCAGAATGCGAACAATTCATAAATCTATTAAAGTAACTAAAGACTATAATATGTTCCGTAAAATACGCGGTAACAGGGATATTAACCCAACTCATGTTAAAAAATTAGTTTTATCAATGAGTCAAAATTATGTTCCTGTTCCTGCACACATAAATGAAAAATTTGGTCTTGTTGATGGTCAACATAGACTGGAGGCTTGCAAAGAGCTGAACTTGCCTTTTTATTATTACATCATTGAAGGCAGTGGCATTGATGATGTAAGCAGAATAAATCGTCACAGAAAAAACTGGGGCTTCACTGAGTGGATGAATCGTTATGCAGATAATGGTAACATCGAGTATCAGGGCTACCGAGCTTTTCTTAACCAGTGGGGATTTGATCATTGGAGCACAATCTTTTTGCTTTGTAAGACAAAAGGGTGCAGTGGTCGAAGAGAATTAAGAGAGATGTTTCAGGACGGCTTGCTTAAATTAACAACAATTGAGCAAGGTAAAAAACGTGCTAGAATGATCTTGGATCTTGAAGAGTATTACCCTAACTTTAGAAAACGTGGACTTGTACAAGCTATGATCAGAGTGTTTAATGATCATCGTTACAATCACAAAACTTTTTTACACAAACTCTCTTTAAATAGAGATTTAATGTATGATTGTGCCACTGTTGGTCAATACTTACAACGTATTGATACTATCTTTAATAAAGGTAGTTTAAAAAAAGATAGAGTTAATTTCTCTTTACGTTGGGAAGATGCTGACTCTTTGTTTAGTGAGGTTGCATGATCAAATCCATACTAAATTTATTCTGGAAGCCAAAGCCATTTGATTTAATAAAATTTCATGTTTTAGAAAATCAATACAAGGGTGTAATTGGTTGGGCAGAAAATGATGTGACAACTTTATATCCTGCAACTGGCGTTTATACGACGCCAGTTAAGGGTAAAGACAATTGGAAAAGAGAAGGAGAAATAAGATGACACAAACACATGTGCCACAACAAATAACGATTAATACCAGAAAACTTTTGGATAAAGTTATTAAGAAAACTAAACTATCAAGACCAAAACAAATAGAATTGTTGGTTGAAGAATATTATAAAAATTTAATTCCTAATCAGAAAAAAACTTAGGATCATCTTTATGTATGGGCGCTAGAATTTTTTTTAGCGCCTGTAAGCCTTGGGCAATTGTTTTGGACCACTCTTCTTTTGTGTACGACCTGTCCAAATTTGGATCATAAAATTTAACAGAAACTTGACCACACGATTTACACTCATAAATTTCTCTCACGGGACTATTAGGTAACATCTTACCCCCTTCCGCTTGCGAATTATACTCTTTTAGACCTTATTTGCAATAAAATGTGGGGCAGGAGGAAAATATATAAATTATAAGTTGCCCCACGGCTAAGAACTATCATAAATTTTATAATTTTTAAAGTCCGATCCGTCAAGAGGAGGACCATAATACACAGCAATACTACCATTTTTACCCTCTTCCCATGTTTGATGATAATGTTTTTTATTATCTAATTCACCAGTTGAACCGCAAACTTTACATTGAATGATGTGATTTTCACTTTCAAATTGTACCTTAATAAAACCATTACCTTTACAATTAAAACAAATCATTTTGTGTAAAATAAAAAATTAAAACAAATGATACAATAATAAAACCAGATATCAAAACTTGATTTACCTCTTGATTTTTTAATCATATTTTTTTCAAGGTATTCACGTTTACAACGATAACAGCTGTGTTTCATATCAACCACTTTCTTAAATCTTCAGCCAACACTTTTGTGGCAAGATTAATTTTATTACGAAGAGATAATATTATCTTTTCATCAACAGTGCCTTTTGCAACTAAATCAATATAAGTAACTTTGTTATTTGTCCCTATTCGATGATTTCTAGCTTCGGCTTGCTCTCTTATTTCAAGATCATAATTATTAGAATAAAAAATTGCTAGACTTGCTTTTGTCAATGTTAAACCTCTACCTCCTGTCGTAGGATTGCCTACAAAAAATCTTACTTTAGGATCATTCTGAAAAAGTTCTATTGCTTTTTGTCGATCCTTTTCAGTTGTATCACCATAAAAATTTACCGTGGATCGTGGACCATATTTCTTTTGCAATGTATCACAAATCTCCTGAATGTCGTGACGGTAGGTTGCCCAAATGATCGCTTTATCACCATGCTCTTCTAGAATAGCCAATAACTCTTTGATACGATTATTTGACAATGAGACGACCCTACCATCGTCCGTTGCCATATGACCACAAACAATTTGGTGCAGTCTAATCAATTGGGCAAGCACTGACGTAGTTGTCAGTGATCCTTTTTGTATTTCCACTAACGCGTTCTTTTTCATTTGAACGTAAGCATCTAGTTGCTCCGTGGTCAGTGGGACAAATCTCTTCATCCATATTTGATCAGGTAAATCCAATGCATCTTTTTTTAATACCCGATAAGAATAATTTTTTAGTTTATAATGCAACTCTTCTAAGTTTTTATACTCAACAACCTCGTTAAAAGAACGACCTCCGTAAGATCTTCGCACCATTACACAATATCTATTTTTAAAAGTGTAAATAGAACTAAACCCAAGGATGTCTGGGTTAAGAAAAAAACATTGAGAGAATAAATCTTCAGGCGATTTTGTAATGGGTGATCCTGTCATGATAACACGGTAACGTGCCATCAAACCAAGTTTAGTAACCGCTTTAGTTCTTTGAGCGCTTATATTTTTAATAGTAGTGCTTTCATCAATGGTCATCAATGCTCGTCTTGTCAGTAAAAATCTTTTTGCAAAATCTCTTCCACGAGCCGTGGCAAAAGCATCTATGTTCATAATTAAAATGTTTAAATGTACTTTTGCAGGTTCCGTAATAAATAAACTTTGTAATTCATCATCATGTTTTTTTGTTTTCTTACCCGTCCAAACAACCACATTTTTTTCCACATGTTCTGGAGTATGTGTATCAATTTCATTGACCCAAGTTCCTTTAACACCGTTCGGACAAACAACTAACAAAGAATTAATATAACCATTATCGTAAAGATATGAGGCAGAATCGATCAAAACTTTGGTTTTTCCACAACCCATTTCCATTAATAAGGCAAATTCTTTATTACCTTTTTTAAAATGATTAAGCATAGCGCCCATTGCTGCTAACTGATGATCAAAGGGTTTTGTCTTAAAACTGTATTGTAAATTCTGCATACTTTCTTTATTATTTTTCTTTCTTACAAAAAAAGTTTGCAAGATGCAATAATTTATATATAGGACTTTTTAGGAAGAAGATAAAAATATGGCAAAAGTATTCGTAATACAAGAAAACTCTAAGTTTAATATTATTTCAGCAAGAAAATTTGGTGAATTAGTTCCAGTATTTCCAGAGGGTAAACAAATTATGTTGTCCCCAGCTCCTTCAATACAAAAATTAAATTATATTTTAAGAGATTTTTGTGATGATGATTATTTATTATTGATTGGAGATCCTGCAATGATTGGTCTAGCTACATCTATCGCTTCAAGAATTAATATGGGACGCTACAAAGTTTTAAAGTTTGATCGTCAAACGTACGAATATTTTCCAATTGAATTTGACTTAAATGAGAGGAATAAGAAAGATGAACAATGATAAAGTTGACTTTACAAAATTTATTGATCCTTCAACTGACACATCAGTAAATGTTTCAGAGGTAAGTGATATCTCTGAGGCATGTAATAATTATTTAGATTGTGAAAGTAGGATTTTAGAAACAGAACAAAAATTAAAAGATTTAAAAGCTGAGTTAGATCAACATAACAATACAGTTGTTATGTTAATGGAACAACGTGGTGTTTCAGAAATTAAACTAACTAATGGTGAGTCGGTTTCTTATAAACCTTTTTATTCTGCTTCGATTACTAAAGCTAATCAAGAAGAAGCGTTTAAATGGTTGAGAGATAATGGTCATGGAGATTTGATAAAAAATGCGGTCTCCGTGAATTTTGGTAAAGGTGAAGATGACAAAGCTGTCGAATTAATAGGTAATTTGGAAAGCCAAGGCATGTACCCTGATCAAAAGATGAAGGTTGAACCTTCGACGTTACGAGCTTTCGTCGGTTCTGAAATCGAGGCAGGTCGTGATGTACCAATGGATACGTTTTCAATATTTATTGGTAATAAAGTTAAAATAAGAAAGGGCAAATAACGATGAATGAAGTAACTAGAAAAAAGAAAAATGAAATAAGCACTAATGTGGTTGATTTTGCAAGTCCTGAATTCGCAGGTGCGGGTTTAGAAAATGTAGGATCAAGTGAACTTGCGATACCTTATTTAAAAATTGCAAGCGCACAGTCCCCAGAGATGAAAAAAAATAATCCTAAGTACATAGAAGGTATGCAACAAGGGGATATTTTTAACTCTGTTACTAGAGATTACTATAGTGAAATTAATGTCATTCCATGTTTTTTTAGGGTTCGTGGTATTGAATGGATGCCACTGGGTGAAGGCACAGGAGCTCCAATCAAGATTTACAAACCTGAAGAGATACCTCCTCTTGAAAGAGGTATCGATGGGGAGGATCACTATTTAATTGATGGTAAACCAAGTGAAAGTTATATTGAGAGAACCGCTGAGTATTTTGTTCTCATGGTTAAAGAAGATGGTACTTTAGAAAAAGCTACTATCACTATGAAAAAAACTCAGTTCAAAAAATCTCGATATTGGAATACCACTATGGCTAATCAAAAGATTGAGTCAAAAGATGGTAAAATGCACACGTTACCTTCGTTTGCTAATGTTTACACCATGAAAGGTGTGCAAGAGGCAAACAATAAAAACGATTGGTGGGGTTGGAAGATTGATTTACTTAAATCTGTTAATGACTACCCTAAAGCAGAATATTATGTTCAAGAGGCTATGAACTTTATGACGCTTGTTAAATCTGGTGACATTGATCCAGCACCCGAGGTAAAGGATAGTGATAATAATCAGACTAACATAAATCCTACTCAAGACGATTTAGTCTTGGGATCTTCTTAAAACAAGGGGGCATTGCCCCCTTTAACTTTTATACTGGATCAATATGGATGTCGAAAAATTTAAAAATATTTTTACTGGTTTAGATCGAGCTAGAGGGCTTTTTACTTTTCAGGAAGAAGAAGATCAAAGTGGAAAGAGCATTGGCTTATATAGAACAGTAAAAGAAGAACCATTATTAAAACATTATCAATCTCATTTAGAGGGTAAGTATCCTTCTTTAGGTATAGTTCCTATAAGAGATGATAACAATTCAACTTTTGGGTGTATAGATATTGATGAATACCCTTTAGATCACAAAGCAATAGTAACGGACATAAGAAAAAAAGATTTACCTTTGATTGTATGTCAATCAAAATCATTAGGGGCTCATCTTTATATGTTTTCTAAAAAACCACAACCTTGTGCAACATGGGACAAGGTACTTAAATCAATTGCATCGGTTTTAGGTTTTTCTGGAAAAGAAATATTTCCTAAGCAAAAAAAATTAAATGGAAAAGATGATGTGGGATCATGGATTAATTTACCTTACTTTGGTGAGATGCGTTATGCATTTTTAGACTCAGGTGAAGGAGCATCGTTAGAAGAATTTTTTGACATGTATGATAAATATGTTTGTGATGACATTGAAAAAGTTTCCGTTCAGAAAAAAATAATTAAAACAAAAAAATCAAAATTTAAATTTGACATGGCTCCTCCTTGTTTAAAAATTATGGAGGGTAAAGGATATCCTCAAGGGACAAGAAACAATGGTATTTTTAACGTTGGAGTATTTTATAGAAAAGCTTTTCCGAATGAATGGGAGGACTTACTACAAAAGTTTATTGCACATTATATGCCTGAAATGAAACCAGAGGAGGTTGTCAGAGAGAAAAAACAAATATCACTAAATAATGATGAAGGTGAAATAAAATATTTTTATCGTTGCAATGACTTACCCATAAAAAATCACTGTAATAAAGAATTATGTGCCACAACAAGATACGGTATTAAAAAAGAAGACGTGCATGCAGATTATCCTGTTGTCACAGAGTTACACATTTTAGATAGTCAGCCTCCTGTGTATTACGTTTATGCAGATGTTAATGGTAAAAGATTAAAAACAAGAATAGATGATGAGGATCATTTATTATACGCAAAACCTTTTCGTAAAGTTTTTAATAGAACACACTTAATTAACTTTCCAAAGTTTTCTGAAAAAGATTGGGATGGTTTAATTGATCATTTGTATAAAAATAAAATTATTATTGAAGCTCCTGAAGATGCATCTACACAAGCAGAGTTTATTGATTATTTAAATGAGTTTTGTGCTACCAATGGACGTGGATCAAAGAGCATGGACGAGTTATCATTAGACAGAGCTTTCATAGATGAAGACAAAGAAAAAATATATTTTAAATTAGAGACATTTCAAAAGTGGTTACAAAATACAAAAAATTATAAAAAGAAAAGAAGCACCCTTGTAAGTTTTTTACGGGATGAGGCAGGTGCAGAATCTACCTTTGTGCAAGTAAATAAAAAGAGTCAACGTTGTTGGGAACTAGATTACAAAATTGAAAATACAACAATGCAAAAACCAAACTTAAAAATTCCAAATCAGGATCATGAGATTCTTGGTGAGAATGATACAGAAGAGGTACCTTTTTAATGGTAACAATTATTTTAGGACCGCCAGGCACAGGTAAGACAACAAAATTGCTTAATATTTGTAAAGAGAAAAAAGAGGCAGGTGTGCCATGGGAAAAGATAGGTTTCTTTTCTTTTTCTCAAAAAGCAGCATATGAAGCTAAAGATCGAGCTCGCGAAAAGTTTCAAGCATCAAGAGAAGACTTAATGCACTTTAGAACTTTTCATAGTTTTGCTTTTAGAAATCTACCTATTGATCAGAATAATCTGTTTAAGAAAAAAAATTGGAAAGAATTATCTTCTCTCGTTGGTTGGGATTTAAATTTTGATGATGGGGATGAAAGTATTTATACAAACACAAACCATAAATTTGTTAATTTAATTAATTTAGCGCGATTAAAAAATAATAATTTATTAGATGAATGGCGCATGAATGAAGACAGATCAATGTCGTGGGATCGATTACAATACTTAGATGATATTATCACTGGGTTTAAACAAGAAAATAATTTGTATGATTACACAGACATGATTATCGAATATACGAAAAATACTATTGAAAATAATTTTGATCTTTTATTTATTGATGAAGCTCAAGACATGCCCACAATTCAATTTGAAATGATGGATAAACTAATTAAAAATAGTAAAGAAACATATATAGCAGGCGATGATGATCAGGCTATTTTTAGATGGATGGGAGCCGATGTCGATAGATTTATTGATCTAAAAGGTAATGTTGAGGTATTGGACAAATCATATAGATGCCCTCAAAGAATATTTAGATTAGCTAATAGTATTATTGCTAAAGTGTCTAATAGAAGAGAAAAACAATGGTCTCCTAAAACGGATCAAGGTAATGTTAAACGAGTCACACATTTAAGATATATTGATTTTTCAGAGGGTAATTGGTTGCTTTTAGGTAGAACTAAAAAAATAAGAAATGAAATGATTGAAAATTATCTTCAAAGTTTAGGTTTGTGGTATGGCAGAGGAGATCATAGACCTGTTTCAAAAACTGTTTTAAATGCTATTTATGCTTGGAAGAGATTACAAAATAATGAAACAATTGGTTATGCTGATGTTCAATATATTTATAATCAAATTATTTCTAAAGGAAGATTAAAACGTGGAGCTAAAACGTTCACTGAAGAAGATAAAGAAAAAATTTATACGTTAGAAATTTTACACAAAGATCACGGTCTTCTTGTTGATGGTGAATGGTATGAGGTAATGAATAAAATATCAGAATATGATGTAGCTTACATAAGAAGACTTTTAGACTTAGGAGAAGATTTACAAAAAGAACCAAGAATCAAAACATCGACTATACATCAAGCTAAAGGAGGAGAGTGCGATAATGTTGTTGTGTTAACAGATGTAGGTAAAATTGTTTATAAATCCTACACTAAAAACCCTGATGATGAGCATCGGGTATTCTACGTTGCTGTTACAAGAGCAAAAGAAAACTTGTATATAGTCGAACCACAAACCCCTAACTTTTATTCAATGTATTCTGATATGGATCATGAAGAAATCTAGCATGATTAAATTTAACAAAAAAGTTGATGAGTTAGATAAAGCGGCGGCAAAACACCTTGTCAAACTCGGTGTGGAAAAAGATTGGAGAGACTGTTACCGTAGAATGAGATTACGACGAAAAAGAAGGGCAAAATATGAATGATGTTACTCAAACAAGTTTTTTTCAGCCACAGTCAGAGTGGGTTCCTCCAAAACATTTTCCTGATCTAAGTGACGCAAAAGAAATAGCTTTTGACTTAGAAACTAAAGATCCAAATCTTAAATCAAAAGGACCAGGTTGGATGACACAAAATGGACACATAATTGGTGTTGCGGTGGCCGTGGACGGTTGGAAGGGATACTACCCTATTCGTCACGAAAATGGCTTTAATTACGACCCTAACAGGGTTTTAAAGTGGACTGCAAAGACTTTAAGCACTGATGCAATTAAAATAGCACACAACGCTATTTATGACCTTGGGTGGCTTCATGCAGAGGGGATTAAAGTAAATGGTCCAATCGTCGATACGATGTCAATGGCTACAATTTTAAATGAAAATAAATTTAGTTATGCTCTTAATTCTGTCGGTAAAGACATTTTAAATGAATTTAAAGATGAGTCCAAATTAAAACAAGCGTCACTTGATTTTGGTGTTGATCCAAAAAATGAGATGTACAAATTACCCGCTATTTTTGTTGGTGATTATGCAGAGCAAGATGCAGATTTAACTTTACGATTATATAAAGCCATGCGTCCCATGGTTGAAAAAGAGAGTTTAACATCAGTTTACAAATTAGAAATGCAAATATTACCCATTGTATTTGAAATGATGAAGAGAGGAGTAAGAGTCGATGTCGAAACAGCACATAGTTATAAAAAAACTTTTAAGAATACAGAGAAGAAGATACTTGATAGCATACTTAAAGAGTCGGGTATTGCAGTTGATATTTGGGCTGCGGATTCAGTTGCTAAAGTTTTTGATAAATTCAAAATAGAATATCCAAGAACTGAACTTACTGACAAACCAAGCTTCACAAAAGATTTTTTAAGTAAGCATGAACACCCTATTGCACAAAAAATTGTTCAAGCAAGAGAGTTTAATAAAATTCAAACAACTTTTTTAGATACAATTTTTAAACATGAAAAGGACGGTCGAATACACGCGAGTATACATCAACTGCGTGATGGTGTTTCAGGGACCGTGAGCGGTAGATTTAGTTACAGTAATCCTAACTTACAACAATTACCTGCTAGGAATCCTGAAATTAAGAAAAAAATTCGTGGATTGTTTTTACCTGAAGAAGGTGAAAAGTGGGGATCATTTGATTATAGTCAACAAGAGCCACGCCTAGCCACACACTACGCTTTTAATCTAGGTTGTGATGGGGCAGAAAACGTCGTAAAGCAGTACCGAGAAAATCCAGACTCTGACTTTCATCAGGTGGTAGCAGACATTGCAAACATAGATCGTAAAACTGCAAAAACTATTAATCTTGGATTACTTTATGGAATGGGTGTAAAAAAATTATCAGAAGAATTAAAGTTAGATAAAGATTATGTAAAAGAATTTTTAAATGATTTTCACAGTGCAATACCTTTTATTAAAGACTTAACTTTACGCGTATCAAAATATGCAAACACCAATGGGTATGTGTCAACACTCAAGGGTAGAAAATGTCGTTTTGAATTATTTGAGCCAACATCTTATGGTGTGTTTAAAGCATTACCTTATGAGCAAGCCAAAGAAAAATATGGAAGACATCACTCCTTACAAAGAGCAGGTACATACAAAGCTTTAAATAGATTAATACAAGGTTCCGCCGCGGATCAAACTAAAAAAGCAATGATAGATTTATACGCTGAAGGTTATGTTCCTTTAGTTCAAATACATGATGAGCTAACTTTAAGTTTTGATGGATCAAATAAAACAAAAAATAAAATAATTGAGATCATGGAAAATTGTGTTGAACTTAAAGTTCCGAGTAAAGTTGATGGAGAAATAGGAAAATCATGGGGAGACGCAGTTTAAATATTTGGCTGTTTTCTGCGGTAAATTAAGTATATGTTGACCTAAATATAATATAATGTAATATGTAAGTATAATTTTAAGAAAGAAGGAATTATGACTTATACTAAAATAGAACTAAAACAAAAAATTGGTCCTGAATTTTTTTCTGCTATTTACACTAAGAAGAATGGCGAAAAAAGAACCATACTTGGTAAGCTACATGTAAAAGATCAAAAGTTTTTTGCAGGTGGTGAATTACTTGGTAAAAGAGATCACTTATTAGAGTGTATTGATGTTAACATACTTAAAAAAGTTGATGATCCAAAAAAAGCTTGGAGATCAATACAGATAAATGATTTAATCAGCCTTAAGGTTAAGGGTGAGGAATTAGTTAAGAAAGGAGAAAGCAATGCCATTGCCGCCTAAAGATTTTGATTTTATTTTAAATTACAATGTTGCTGATCAATCTAGTTTAGAATCTAAACAATTAGAATTTGATTTTGCACCTCAACCAGTTAAAACACCTTTTGACTCTTATGTGTTAGATGGTCAAGAGGAACAAGAAGAACAGGAGGATCAAGATAATGGATAAAGAACATGTAGATGAGTTGAAGCAGTTAAGTGCTTCAACTCGTCATTATAATCAACAACTAAAAGCAAAACCTTTTAAGTTTTATTTTAGTAAAGAAGACAGTCATAGCATTGCAAGAAGAATGATTGACAATAACAAAAAAAGAATGAAGGAGATAAAAAGTTATTATGAGCATTAAAACTATTAAAGTCATTCCTAATCCTGATGACGAGATTTTGGAAATACCAAAATTTTTACGTGACCTTGCTGAGAGGGATAAAAAAGAAGGCAGGCAAGGTAAAGGTTTAAATTCTATTTCTGAGGCACCCAAGATTGTGGTGCCTTCGCTACCGATGTCACCTCGACAAAAAAAGAAAAAGCGCCAGCAAGAGTTAATGTCTTTTCTTGCTAGTTTGGTTGATACTGGATTAAAGAAAAAACCGCTTATTGCTAAGATGAGAGAAAAGTTTCCTAAGCTTAGTTCTTCTCAGATTTGTCGATTTGTGAATAATCAGTTGAAATTAAAAGTAATTGCAATTGATACTAAATACAAAACTAAACCTATTGTTATCAAAGGTAAATACTGGAGGGTATTATGATTGATTTATTTGATTTAAAAAAAGGTGAGGCTAAGTATTATGATAAGGCGCAAAGATTTTATGTAGTGCGAGCTAATGCCAGTGCCCCACGTATTACGATTAAAGAAACGTATGCGGTGTGGCGAAGAAAAACTCAAAACAAAGTTTGGTTTCAATCAAAATATAGTAAAGGAACAAGAACTTTTGATTTTAGTTATACAATGGATCAGTTAGCAAACACTGTTGATGATGCTTTGACCATGGCTAAGTTATTTAAAATAAAAAGATCACAAGAAAATATAATAAAGTTTAGAGAACAAGCAGATTTTCTTGAAGAAAAATTAAAAGATACAAATAACTTTATTGCCAGTATTGATGAAGACTATTTAAGAAAATGGGGATCAAACTCTGTAAAGTTTGAAAAATTAGCTATCTAATGCTTTCTCCAATAATACTTCGAGGCGTATCACTCTTTCTCTTATATCTGGTATGTCTTGGAGTATTATTTTTTCTAACTGTTGTTGCTTTGATTCAACTGCTTGTAATCGTTGGGACATCATGCCGTAAGTTGTACCAGCGGCAACCAAAATTAACCCAAACCAAATAATATTTTTTAAGTTACTTTCCATAATTATAGTAATCCTGGTTGACTAGTTGTCCCTATAGGTTGTAATTGCTCTATACCACCATATGTTTGACTTGTAGGAGGCAATGATCTAACATAATTACCAAACTGTAATGCCTCTGAACTTGTTAAATTACCGCTTTGTAAAAGATTATTATAAATTTGACCAATGTTAAAAGGCACTCCAACAGGTTCGCCAGTTATAGCTTGTCTAAAATAATTTTTAGCTTGATCCACGGTAGGATCACTAGAAAGATTAGAAGAATTTAAAATAGGTGCAATACCTTCCATAGATACATCTATGTTTGGTAAGTTTTCTAGTTTACTACCTTGCTGTATTTCACCACTTAAACCAAAATTATCCAAAAATTTTGTTGGTCTTTCACCAAAAGGGGTAAAAAGTGATGGCACTTGTGCAAACCTGTAAGGATTATCTAGGCTGGGATTTCTATCTCCAGTAAAACCAACCATCCCATATAGTGTATTTGGAAACGCAGAAAACATAAATTGAGCTTGATTTTTTGTAAAATCAGTAAATGCATCTCTTCTTTCATTCTCAGCTTTTATATCTTTTATATTTGTTGGTACGTTGAACGATCCAAAACGAAAAGCATTTTCATTTAACTCTGCTAACGTTGGTTTAGCTGCTTGTGTTGTTGCAATTCCTGAATCGGGTATCAAACCAGGAAACATTTTATTTAAAATATTACCTGTTTTTTGTTTTGCCGCAGATGCAATATTTTGTATGGTTCCTATACCAGGAAATAATTTAGACATATCACGTACAAATTTTCCACTGCCAACAGGAAAAAGACTATCCATCATGCCAGGATTAGCCTTATACAAATCACTCATATAAGTTGCGTAATCAGCAGAGGATAAACCTTCTCTTAGTTTTGGTTTACCTGTAGGCACGGTACCGATGCCAAACGCATTTAATAACGAGCTTTTAGTTCCCTCTTTAGGTTTTCTGCCTGTAAATTCAGATTTATCTATATTCTTACCAGCTTTAAAATCTTCCATCATTTGAATTCTTCTTCTATTTTGAATTCTTCTTTTTTGAGCGTTGGTTAATAATTGTTGAGGAGTTTGCAGAGCTAAAAACTTAGATCTAGGGTCATCTATACCTTTAAATTGTTTTTTTATGTCTTTTATTTTTTTAGCTTGATTTTGTACTATTTGTAAATCGCTTTGCGTTGATCCAGAACTACCAGCCATTTCTGTTGCATAACCATCTGGATTATATTGTCCGCCTTGTCCAACAGGTGCACCAGCAGGGCTACCTTGTTGGATAATTTTACCACCCATTTTAACGACTCCATGATATCCTCCGTGTGGCATGTTACGCGACCATTTGTTTAGGTTTATTCATTAAAGTAGCAATACCACCCTCATTAGCAAATAATGGTAAACCCACGCTTGCAAGTCTTTGTGTTGTCGCTGGATTAATAGGAGCAGATATTGGTGGAACAACGTTAGTTAAATCCATGTTAATATTTGGACTTGGAATATTAAAACTTACTTCATCCTCTTCAGGCTTTTCTTTGATGATAACATCTTCTATTTCTTCCTCTGGTAAATCTTCTCTGAGTTTTTCCGACTCCGCTTCTTCCTCTTCTAAAGCTTGACCTTTTTCAAACATATCCGCCTGTGCTTTTAAATCGTTCAACAAACTATCGAAAAGATTTAATTCTTTTTCTGTAACTGTGTCTACTAAAGTATCTCGTGCATCTTGCATTATTTTCACAGATTCAGACACTGATTCTGGAGCTTCTTGGTGATGTAAATCAAACAAACCTCTAAACAAATCTAATTTAGCGTTAAAGTTAAGAGCTCTATTAGGATCATACACATCCACAATTTTCTTTGCTAATTTTGGATTTGCAAAAACTTTACTTACACCATATCTCATAATAAAAAGACCAGCTAATCCTTTTATACCTTTAGCTAATATCCCATCATCTTCATCTCCAATGAGTGCATTACTACCCCCATAAGCGGCTCCTCCTGCAAGGGCTGTTCCGATAATGTTGTTCATACCAGTTAATTGAAATCTTCTTTGTAAAAAAGCAGATGGATTACCTATTTTTACATTTTGTAAAAACGCTCCACTGGTTATTAAATCTCTAATTTTTTGACCATCAACTTTTAATATTTTAAATAACTCATCTGTAAAATCTGTTTTACTTCTAATATCAAAACCAAGAGCTTGGTTTAGTTTTTGTGGATCATAATCTATTCTTGTTGCTACATCTGCTCCTTCTTCAACAACGGCACTTGCAAAAGCTTTTGACATCCACTCGTTTGCATATGCTTTAAAATTGTTAGGACCCATGATTGTTTGTAAATCTTTTAAAATACTAGGAGATTTTATTCTTAATAGTGAGTCCAATATTTGATCCCTCGCCTTTTTGTCTTTAATAAAGCCTGGTTTAAAAATATTTCTTACATAAGTACCAAAAATATTTCCTGCTGGACTTTCATACAAATCTAATATTTTTTTAGTGTATTCATTTGCATTTTTGTGACTAGTTAAAATGTTTGGTAACATTTCTTCTGGAATTAATTCTTTAATTAAATTTTTATCTAAATTTAACAATAGTTCATCATTTGCGGTTCTAAATTGAGTCAATAATTTAGAAAATTGATTTTTAAATACTTTATCACCTTCTGTAAGATCCTTAAAAAGACCACTTATTTCATCATTAAAATTTCTTATTGTTTCATAACTAACTTTTCCGTTGTTTTTTTGAATGTCAATTTGATATCTTCTTAAAGTGTCTATTAAATCTTTTAAACCTTCACCTTGAACTCTAGCTAAACCTTGATTTTCAAAAAAACCACTTTTGACGATAGTTTCATAACTCTCAATAATACCATCTTTATTTGTCGGTAAATTTCTAAACTGTCTTAAAACATCACCACTAAACAATTTAGTAAAAAATTTATTAAGGTCATCTGCTCTAAAAACATTTTTATCTTTTAACATAGCGTGAGCGTCATATGCTTTAGTCCAAAGTCTATCTATAATTTTTGCATATGCATTAAATCTTTTATCAACTTGTTTAAAAATGTTTATGCCGTTGTTACTGAAAGTTGATATAGGAGCGTATAACTCTCTCATTTTTTGAAAAGCTAGATTTAATTTATCCGCCTGTTCTCCTAAAGTTTTTCTTACACCAGAACCAATATAAGGTAATGGTGAAATAGCTCTTGCCATATTTGCGTACCTAGCTATTTGTCCAAAATTTAAATCTATACCAAGTCTTTTCGCTGCTTCGATTGCTTTCTTTGTTGCCGCATCTGGTTTTAACTTACCTGCACCAGACACAACATTTCTGTAAATAGAGGCTAATCCTTCAGGAAGTATTAATCCTAGTGACTCATAAAAAATTGCCTCTCTTGTATCTGCATCTAAAGTCTTGATAAATTGTAAAGCTTCTTTGTCTCCGCTTAAAATAAAATTAGCAATATCATAACCTGTTCTACCAGCTACATCACCAAAAATACCTCCAAACAAAGTTTTTCCACCAGCTATCATTAAGTCTTTTGGATTAAACAAAGCAATATTTTTGTATATTTTTTTTAAATCTGCTTGACCTTTTATGCCTAACATTTCTTTAAATCCTTGAGCACTGCCGATCATGGAGCCAGCTATCGCCGCATCTGTTCTACTAATACCATATTGTTCAAGTGGACTTAATTTTTGTTTGTCTATAAAACCTAAATCATCAAGTATATTAATAGCATTTTTATTTACTTCATAATCGATACCTAATGTATCTCCTAATTCGTCTAATTTTTCATCTGAATATAAATTTTTAAGAGGACCTTCTTCTATTAATTTAATTGTATCTTGTGCTGGACCTTTATTTAATTCATCTACCCTTTCAACAAGTTTCAATATTCTTTGAGCTTCGTCCTTTGTAGGTTTGTCTCCTTCTATGGTGATACTAAAGGGAAATCCATCTATAAATATTTCACCCATGTTATTTTCCTAATATAGTTTCTAATTCTTCTATTGAGTAAGTTGATTTTTTGCCTTCATATGTAGTCGGATTAATATTTTTAATTGCATTGTTTAAAGCTGTTATGTTTTTATTAAATTCATCATAAGCTTCACCTGGTGCAAAGTTTCCAGAAAGCATCCCGAAAACTTTAACTCTGTCTGTTAAATAATCAGTCAAGCTATCTATTTTTTCAAATGCAACATCACTTCCATAAAAACCTGTTAAGTCAGTTCTTTTCAAAGCTTGTCCTCTTACATCAGCTGTTGTGCCTCTTTTACCTCTTAATGATAAAATGTCTGCAACGGCGTCAGAGAGTTCAGCAACTTTAAATTTTAACTCTCTTATTTCAGGTTTTGTAAAATACTTTAAATATTTTGGTTGACCCTTTGAATCATCTGGGAACACATTGTCACCCATGTAATTGTCCATATCATTAATTAAAGTAGCAAAATTAGTTAAAGTTTCTTGCGCCAGACCCGTATAACCTGTTAAGCTTGGATCAGCCGCCATTAATTCTTTTACTCTTTTTAAATCGTTTAATGATTCTAACGTTGATGCATAAAGTGAATTAAAAAATGATTTATCAGCATCTGTTATTGATGGAAATACAACACCTGCTTGTCCAAGAGCTTTTTCTGCATCGGCTAATATTGCTTCGTAGTCACTACCTTCAGTAGTTTCACCTGATTCTGGAGATCCATTAGATCTTTCAACTATACCACCCTTTGCTTGAAATAATGCTCCGCCCTCGCGATCTTTATTAACTTCAAAAGTATTGGATATAATAGTGAAACCTTCTTTAATTAATCTATCTATTTCATCTTGTTGTGTATTTCTGATGTCTTTTATTGTGCCCTCAACAACTTTACCATCTTCTATTTTTGCTAATTTAGTAAATGATAAACCTGCGCTTACAGTTGTAATATTAGACTTATCTTCTAAATCATTATATTCTTTGTCAGTTAAAAATACAATTTGTTGATTTTCAGTATCATAATAAGCCTCTTGATCTGCTTGAGTTGGGATATTTATTGTTAATTTATTTTTTTCATCAACAAATATATTTGTACCGTCTGGATAATTATTTATTTGATCCTTACTTAACAAAGATGAAACAGCGGTTGGGATTTCTACGCCAGATCCTACAACGAATGTAGTACCTTTTGTATCTTTCTTTTTAGCTAACTCTTTTCTTACAGCCAAGTCCATTGCTTGAGCTGTCGCTCTTTCTTTACCAGCTTGACCAAGAGCCGCTTGTTTTATAGCTAAGTCTCTAGCTTCTTCTTTATCTCCTATTTTTTGTTGTCCCTGTAGAGTCATCATTAAAGCTTCTTGAGGAGTCATACCTGCGGCTAAACCAAAACCACCCTGTGAAATATTGAAGAAAGTGTCTGCTAATGTTCTATCACGATCCCTTCCTAAAATACTAGAAAACAAAGGTAAGTTTTGTGTGTAGCTCTCTGCTAAAGTGGGAACGTTTACTTTACCTTGATTCAACATAGCCATCAACATATCAATACCAGCTTGATTACTGACAGTTTCACCTGTTTTAGGAGAGCCAAATTTTCTATAAACTGGTCCTCCCATTGCAAAAGCTTGAGGAGTAGCACCAATTCCTTGTTCTCTGACTTCAGGAGTGTCTAGCATTTGAATGACAGGTTGAACTAGTGTCAAAACACTTTCAGGTGTATCGTTAGCATCTTTTTCACCAACAATTTCAGCTAATTCATCTCTTCGTTGATCCTCTGTTTTATCATCACCACGAATTGAATTCATTAATTCTGTGTAATCAGCTGACTCATCAATTTTTTGTTTTTTTTCTGAACCAGCTCTAACTATTGTTTCTGCATCTTCTTCAAAACCTTGCATAATTCCAACATTTTCTGGATTTTGTTGGGGCATCATTTGTGCTTGTTGAGCCATTTCACCTTGCATTGGTGATCCTTCTTGTCTGAATTGCATTTCATCTAACTTTTTAAGACCGTTAATACCTTCCCCTGTAATAGGAGATCCCATCGCTCTTTTGGAATCTTGCATTTTTTGTATATCTTGAGCAAATAATTCTATAGCTCGCATACCATCTTCAGATAAAATTAATTCATTTGGTTCATCAAAAAGAACAGCACCTTCAGGTAAGTAATTACGTAAAACTCTTTGAAAACCCTCCTCTTTTAAATCATACTTACCTCCATATTCGCCAAAATCATAAACGGTTGAATCATCTTCGTTATTTCTTTTTAAAAGATTTGAAAAAGACTCAAAAAAATTAAAACCTGTTTCACCCTGTTGCGGTGATCCTTCTTGTCTCTTAACAATTGATTGGTTAAACATCGCTCTATTTAAAACACTCATTACACTACCCCTGATTTTTTAAGACCTGCAATTCCTGCAAGAGAACCTATTCCCACACCAATTGCTTGTTGTAAAGGAGAAACGCCTGGACTTACCGCAGGCACTAATGTTTGTTGTGAAGTAGGAGCTCCTGCCAATACATCACCATAAAAACCTAATCGTTGATAAGGTTCATAAATATCTTGTAAAACATTTTGTCTTGCTATGTCTAATTCTGCTTGGCTTTGACCTCTCTGTAGTCCTCCAATACCTAATAATTGACTGATATCTTGACCTCGTTGAGTTTGCTCTTGTGCACCTAAACTTGCAAAAGGAGAAGCAAATCCAGCTTGTTGTGCACCAATCCCGCCTATTCCTAAAGCAGCTAATCTTTGCAATTCTTGATTTCTTGCAAAAGCCGCTTGAGCGTTTTCAAACGCCTGTTGATTTAATCCAGCTATAGCTTGTGCTTTTGCATCTTGTAAATTACCTGCTAATTCCGCTTCAGCAACTGCTTGTCTTGATCCACCAAAAGCTCCTCGTTGTTGTGCTAAATCACCTAATTGAGTTTGAGCTTTTGCCGCTTGTTCATCAAGTTGTTTAATTGTTTGATCTATTACAGCTTGTTGAAAATTATTTTGAAAAGGTGCAAAACTTGCAGATGTTGGTGTTTGTAACAAAGAAGTTAATAAAGGTATCGTTCCTGCTGTGGTTCCTTGTCCTTGAAGTAAAGCTTGTTCTGCTTGTTTTAAAAAGGGTGCGTATGATCCAATACCTTGTCCAGCAATATTAAAAGCTTGTGCTTCAGGGAGCGTGAACCCTGCTAAAGTATACTCAGGTAATGTAAGAGGTTGTTCTGATAATGCTTTTGCACTATCTATAAGACCTAAACGACGTGCTTCTATATCTGGTGCTTCTCTCGTTATTTGTGTTTGCGTTACCATTATGCTACTCCTCTTGATTGCTCAGACAGTGTACCACCTTTTTCTAAATTTTTCATCATTTGATACATTCTCTTAGCACCTTCTCTTCTACTACCGCCACCTGCATTACGAACAGCCTTTGCAGTAAATACAAATTCACCATCACTTAACATAGCAGGTATATCATCAGAGGTTCCTGTGCCTGGTCCATTTATCTCTCCAGTTTTTCTAGGAAAGAATTGATCTGACCCATTTGCTAGTCTTATGATACCGCCTTCTGCTGCTCTAACAAAATCAGTAGGTAAATCTTCTCTTGGAACACCAAAATAATCTTGAAATTGATCATAATAAAAAGGTTGTGTACCTAAATTAGCCACTTGAAACTCTGATGGATCGCTATAATAAAATGGGTTTAAAGCGTTAGGGTCATCAGGTTCAAACCCTTCTTGTTCTGCTTTTGCCGCCATGTAAGTTGCTATAGGTGATATAGCGGCTCCTGCTGTTAATACATTACCAAGAGTTCCTCCTAATAAAGGAGTTTTGTCTTGCCCTGTTAATATTTTTAATTTTTCTATTTCTATAAATTGATTTCCTAATTCTGGAGAAATGTCACCAGCGTTTATTGCATTTTGAATGTTAGCAATTTTTTTGTTTCCTCCAGACAATGTAGTTGTATCGCCACCACCAATTAGTCTTTGTAAAATGTTTGCTGGATCTTTTACGTTAGCGCCAGCCGCTAATTCTTGTCCACTAAAAATACCTGGTATGCTTGTGCCTGGTATTCCTCTACCAGCATAACGTCCAATAGGTGCAAAACTTCCTGCAAGTGATCCTAAACCATAACCGAGCGCCGCTGTCCCTAAAGCTTCACCAGGTTTTTGACCAGCAACCAAGCCACCGATTCCAGCGCCTATACCAGCCCCAGCTGAACCACCTAATAAAAAACCGATACCTGCACCTGCAATAGGAGCAACCTTTTTTACGGTATCTTTTACTTTTTTAAATATTTTACCAACAAAACCACCGATTCCGTATTGAGGTATTGTTTGTAAAAATTGTTCGTCAATCATGCATAATCCTTTTTAGCAACTGTTTTTTTTTGTTGAATATGCAAGCTTGGAGGACTTGAGATTTTATCCAATTTAATTCTATATTTATAGGCAAATTATTGGTATATGACAACATAAATATATAAATAGAAAGGAATAGCATGGCTAAAAAAGAACAAGTGCTGAAGTTTGATACGATTAGACCTTTCGGTCCTACCATTATGAGAGGCAAAATGCCTGATTTTATTACCAAAATGTTGGATGATAAAGCAACAGAAATGCTGAATGATAAAAAATTATCAAAAGAATTTGATCACTCAGGTAATCTAGCAGGTAATGTTAAACAAGAAGTTCGTTATCCTCAAGATTGGATGAATACGGAAGAATTTCTACCGATGGTGCAACTCATGGGTGAGATGGTTAAGAATTATCTTTCTATACCACCAGCAAGTGAAACAATAAAACCAGAGTTTGTTGGTAAGATGGTTATTGAATCAATGTGGGTCGTAAGCCAGTGGGCGGGTGACTTTAATCCTTTTCATATACATGAGGGTCAATTATCAGGTGTGTGTTATTTACGTGTACCAAAAAGTTTACCAGAAGAATATGCAAGAGAAGATCACTATCCAACTGTAGGTGATATATGTTGGTTCAACGGTCAAGCGGCGACGTTTAGTGGACACAAACATCAAGAGTCCCCAAAGGTTGGCGACATCTTCTTGTTTCCTAATTGGTTAGCACACGGCGTCTATCCATTTAGAACACCAAATGAAGAGCGACGTTCCGTATCTTTTAACTTACATTTAATTAAAAAGGACGAACCACAGCCTCTAGAAAATTAATGCGTCATAATAAAGAAACAAAGTTTGTTATGTACGTTGATGACTTTTTAAGTGAAGATACTTTGAAGTCATTACAAGATACATTAGAAAAATTAAATTATACTCAAGTTAATAATCCACAGGGTCAAGTGTATGGGTTTAGGCATACCTTTCCTAAAAGCTTTCATGATGATCCTTTATTAAAACTAATTAAGCAATATTTTTTTCCACATAGAAATCTTGAGCCTATATCAGTTAGTGCACATTCAAGACAAAATAATGAAGAACCTTTGTTTCATGTAGATGATGACAAAGATAATGTTGCAAACTTTCTTTTATTTGTAAAAGGCGAACCACTTCTTAACAATGGCACAGGTTTTATGCATAATAATCAATTGTCTTCGCATATTGGTTTTGTAGAAAATAGAGCGTTATTTTTTAATGGCATGAAAATACCGCATTCAGATTTACAATCTTTTGGAGAGAGCTCTAATAGATATACACTTAATATTTTTTATAAAGAGCATGGCGCTAAATGGTAGACATAAATAAAATTCCAATGGTCCGTGTGACGTGGCTCGATGCTCGTGATACAGAGACAGGGTGGCTTGATATAAAAGAAGTAATGGATGCTCCGTTGGCCGTGTGCCAAGAAGTGGGGTGGATGGTTCATGATGGTCTAGAAAAAATAATTATTATGCGATCTTATAGCAAAGATAAAGATGAAGTATCAGGGGGCGGTGCTATTGCCATACCAAAAGGGTGGGTAAAGAAAATAGAATATTTAGAGGTTAGTTATGCAAAAAGATAATTTAAATATATTTCCAACGGAAATAAAAACATTTCAATTTAGTATTTCTAAAGTGCAACCTTTGATTGATGAGGTATTGGATAAGAAAAAATTAATTAAAAAAAGAAGTGCGGTGTTTTCTGCACACGGAGGTGTTGGCAAAGATTCGGAGTACATTACTGATTATAAAAATCCAATAAAAATATATGAGTTTGAAAAATTAATGACAGAGGTAGGATATTTTTTTAATCATCATAATAAAAATTTTTCAATAACTAATTACTGGACATCTTTTTATGGAAAAAATGTTCTTCATGACACGCACAATCACGGTAATTTCAATGATACCAAAAAAACAACAAATAATTTTGCTAGTGTTTTTTATTTAACTGAAAGTGGTGGTACTACTTTTTATTCACCTAATTTAACATCAACTACTTGCGAGGTAACTATCAAATCAGAAGTAGGAAAATTTTTAATTTTTCCTCATAATCTTTTTCATAGTGGAAATAATCGAGAAGAAATGTCAGGTCAAGGAAATCAAACAAGAATTATAATGTCGGCAAACATTCAGATATTTGATTATGCAAGCTAATTTACATATAGTTGAGGGAGGTCTAGGTAAACACCTTCAATTCACTGCGTTATTTGATAACTTGTTAAAAAAATATAATGAACCAAAATTGTGTTTACAATCTGGTTATCCAGACATTTTTAAATATGATGATAGGATAGCTACCTCAGAAACAATATCCACATTTTTTTTACATGATTTTACTCATACTATATACGGTAATTATAAAAACATATTTTATAATGACCCTTACAGATCAAATTTTTTAAAAGGCAAAGGTCACATAATTAAATATTGGGCAGATATGTACAATATAAAAATAGATACTGTGCTTCCAAATTTTCAAATAAATAAGAAAAGAGAGAAATTTTTAGAAGATGATATTTTAAAATTAGGTAAATTTATTTTGGTGCAGTTTACGGGTGGACAAGGTATTAGACTAGAAAATTATGATGAAGATAACGTTGGTAGAAATTACAAAGAAGGTCAACAGGTTGTAAATTTATTAAGAGAAGCTTTGCCTAACATAAACATTGTAGTTTTTGGACACGATAATGAACAAGAGCCTTTACTTAATACTATGGCTTTTAATAATTTTGGAGGCATACCTAAATTTGTAGATAAACATGATTTTATGATTTTAGCAAAACATTGCCTATCTTTTATTTGCATTGACAGTTCTTTACAACATATGTGTTCAAATAGAACATTTAATAAAAAAGGTATAGTTTTGTGGGGCACATCAAAACCTGAGATGTTTGGTTATGAAAATAATGTTAATTTATTATCAGAATATCCATACTCTTGTGTTATAAATCCACAACACATTGTTGATAAATTTTTAAAGTTAGAAATAAATGAGTAAAATATTTATTGGAACTCCTTGTTATGGAGGTATGATTACAGCAGATTATTTTAAAAGCGTTTTACAACTGACAGCACTAGCAGCTACTAAAAAAATAGAATTACAATTTGGCACCATAGGTAATGAATCATTAATTACGAGAGCTCGTAATACTTTGGTTCAATTATTTATGGATGAACCACAATACACGCATCTTTTATTCATTGATGCTGATATTGCTTTTAATCCTGAGTCAGTGTTTCGTATGTTAGATTTAGATGAGGATATTGTAACAGGTGTCTATCCCCGTAAAACAATTGACTGGAGAAAAGTAAAAAAAAGAGCACAAGAAAATCCAGATATATCGGAAGACGAATTACATGCATCTTCATTGGAGTACAATTTAAATGTTAAAGATCCTAAAAAAGTTTTATCCAAAAAAGGTTTTATTGAAGTATTAGATGGTGCCACAGGTTTTATGTTAATTAAAAGAAACGTTTTTAAAAAAATGGCTTTAGCTTACCCTGAGTTGCGATTTATACCAGATCAACATATTGGTGCTCCACATGACAAAACCTTTAATTATCATGACACATCCAAATGGAATTACACCTTTTTTGACACCATGATAGAGCCTGATACGAAAAGATATTTATCTGAAGATTATGCTTTTTGTCGTTTATGGCAGAAAATAGGTGGTAAAATATATGCTGATATTGCAAGTGGTATGACACACTACGGTAATTATACGTTTAGAGGCAACGTAGGTACTCAATTCTTGCCACAAAACAATAAATAATTTAGTATACTCCAACATGAAATTAGTAGATTTAAAGTTCCAACCAGGCATTGATAAACAAGATACGGCTTACTCAGCAGGGGATCAAAGACGTTACACAGACTCAGATTTTGTACGTTTTCACTACGGAAAACCTGAAAGATGGGGCGGTTGGTCTTACTTACCTAATCCAAACAAAACTGTTGTGGGCGTGGTTCGTGATACGCATAGCTGGATTGGTTTAGATGGCACCAGGTATCTTGCTTTAGGAACCGATAGAAAATTGTATCTTTTCTCCGAGGGTGCTTTGTATGACATAACTCCAATTAGAGAGACAGCATCTCTTACAAATCCTTTTACAACAAATGGCACAACGACAGTTACCGTGACAGACGCAGATCATGGAGCTGCTGAAGGAGACTTTGTAACTTTTGATTCTTTTTCTACTATTGATGGTTTAGATATGAATCAAGAGTTTGAAATTACTACGTACGTTGATGCTAATACATATAAAGTTACACATACAAGCACAGCTTCTGGATCTACATCAGGAGGTGGTGGGTCAGGTAATGCTAATTATCAAATAACTACAGGTCCTGCTACATCTACGTATGGTTATGGATGGGGCACAGAAACTTGGGGAGCGAGCACTTGGGATGAGCCACGGTCCTCGTCTAATGTTGTAGTAGCAGCTAGAAACTGGTCTTTAGATAATTTTGGTGAAGATTTAATTGCTACCGTTTTAAATGGGGGAACTTTTATTAAAGATATTTCTGGATCTATAGACACAAGAGCAACAGCTTTATCTAATGCTCCAACTGCATCTAGGTTTAGTTTAGTATCTACAGACACTAGACATTTACTTATATTTGGTACTGAAACAACTATTGGTAATACTGCAACACAAGATGATTTATTGTTTCGTTTCTCTGATAGAGAAGACGCTACTGATTATACTCCAGTTGCAACAAACGAAGCTGGTTCACTTCGTATATCTGACGGCTCTAGAATAGTAGGCGCTGTAAAATCATCAGGTCAAATATTGGTTTGGACGGACACATCACTACATGGTATTCAATTTGTCGGTACACCGTTTACTTTTGGTCTTAGACAACTTGGTGCAAACTGTGGATTAATAGCACAGCATGCAGCGATAGAAGTTAATGGTAGAGCGTATTGGATGTCAGATGATGCGTTTTACATGTACGATGGTGTTGTCAAAAAAATGCCGTGTTCAGTTCAAGATTTTGTTTTTGACGATTTAAGTTATACCAACAAGAATGATATTGCGGTAGGGCTCAATACAGCATTTAATGAAATTATTTGGTACTATCCTTCTGCAAGTGCAACACAAATAGACAGAGGTGTTGCTTATAATTATCTAGAGAATACATGGTACACGGTTAGTCTTGGTAGAACTACATGGCTTGGTGCTTACGTCTATGAACTACCAATCGCTACAGAATATAATGCTAGCACAACAGCAAACGTATCAACGATATTAGGACTCACAGCAGGTGCATCTTTTATTTATGAACAAGAAACAGGTAATAACCAAGCAGATGGCACGGCTATTTCTGCCTTTTTACAAACAGGTTCAGTAGAGATCGCAGATGGTGATGAGTTGATGTCTGTAAGTAAATTAGTGCCAGATTTTGATAATTTAGCTAACAGTATGACGGCTACATTGACATTAGAACAATACCCTCAATCTTCAGATACTGTAACTACATCGGGAACTATTAGTAGCACAACAGAGAAAATTGATGTAAGAGGGAGAGGTAGAGCAGTGAAAATTAAATACGAAACAAATACTGTGGGGGACACCCCTTGGAGACTTGGTTCAACGAAGATACAACTTAGACCAGACGGAAGAAGATAATGTCAAAAATAACAATTACACGATTACCTAACGCAACACCAGAATATGATGCCAGTCAATTTGACCAAATGGTAAGTTTGCTCGATCAAATAATTCTTTTGTTAAATACAAATTATCAAAGTGAAATAAAAGCAGAATCAGAGCAGGAGGCTTTTTTCTTTGGCTAATACATTTAAAAGCGCAATGTTAGATGTCACTACGACAGACCTAACAACTTTGATTACAGTGCCAACAGCAAATCCTGGTGCAACGCCCCCTGTGCCACCTACAACGAATGTTGTGAAATCTATTTTGGTTTGTAATGACTCAGGTAACACAACACTGCTGGATGTCGAGGTGGTAAGATCCTCAGCCACTTTTGAAATATTTAAACAAAAAAGTATTGCTACAAACACAACAACAGAATTATTAGAACAACCATTAGTTTTACAAGAAAGTGATGTTATGAAAGTTCAAGCTAACGCTGCCAATCAGGTGCATGTTATAGCTAGTTTTATGGAGATCACAAAAGGACAACTCTGATTAATCTTCATTCTTTATTTATCACGCCCGTCTTTTCATTAGAATTAAAAGGCCACGAACACTTAGTTGATAGCATTTATCAAATGAGAGAAAATGACGAAAAAGGTATGCCGCGGTCCAATGTTGGTGGCTGGCATTCACATGATGAAATATACGAGATTAAAAAGTTTAAGCCTTTGGTAGGTGATATTCTTAAATATGCTAAAGATTGTTTTAACCACATGGACATTAAAGATAATTTTGTCCCTGAGATAACAGGAATGTGGGGTATGATTAATCCACCAAAATCTAGAAATAATGTACATACGCATCCATATAATTATTTATCAGGGGTTCTGTATTTAAAAACACCTCCTAAAAGCGGAAATATCGTGTTTCTAGAGCCTAAACCGCAAGCAGAGGTGCTTTCTCCCCCTAAAAAGGATAACGCTACTATACACCTTGCTCACAGCGTACAATGGGAGCCTAAAGAGAATTCCTTGATTTTTTTTCCATCTTGGTTACAACATGAAGTACAAATAAATAATTCTGATGAAGATAGAGTTATCATCAGTTTTAACATAAATTGGAGAAACGAAGATGCCGATAGTTGAACCTGCTGAATTATTAGGTCATATTACTACTGAAGACGGAAGAAGAATTCCACACTACAAAGTAAAAACGGAAACCACCATTACAAATATTGATACAGGTCAAGAGTATGAATCGGAAGATGCTATGCAAGCTGATATAGATGATCCTAATACATCAACCACTGTTGAAAAAATAAGAAAAGATGTAAAGGTTTTTGCACCGTCATTAGCAGACATGTTAGGTGTAACGCCTGAATAGTGTCAAAAGTATTTATACAAGAAAATTTTTTTCCACCTGAGTTATACAATGAAATTGTACAGCTCATGATTAAAGCTGAATATAATCCTCCCAATGAAAAGGAAAGAGAAGCACATAAAGGAGCATATTGGCATGAACATACTTTGCCAAATGACTGTGACGTTCAAGTAGAAATAAAAAAAATAATAAAAGAAAAATTTAATTTTAAAGTATCAAAATTTGATTACTCTGCTTATACAATGGTTGGAGTTTCAGACAGACCAAGACCTCATACTGATATGAGTCGTGAAAGAACACATCAATGTTTGATTTATATGCATGGAGAAGAATCGGCAAATAATGGAACAGGGTTTTATCATAAGGCGTCTTCAGAACATTTAGAATTAAGCATGCACATTGGTTTTAAACAGAATAGAGCTATATTTTTTTCTTCTGATGTGTGGCATTCACCCTTGCAGTGGGCAGGCAACGGATCTTTTAGATACTCAATTTGTAATTTTTTCAGCTAAGCACTACAAGCTTCACACTCTATATCAGCATCTAAACCAGTAACCATTACCTGTTCATTTGGAGTATATGGTTTACCCTCAATTATAGGGTGACAACTACAGCCTTTTAAATGTTCCGATAATGTTTTTTCTAATTTTTCTTTTTCTCTTTCAACTGCTAATAAACGTTCGTGATATCTGCTCACCTTATCAGCAAGGGTAGCTATAGCCTTCAATACTTCTTGATTTTCCATAATATCTCCTTGATTTGTAATTTTTGGGTGAGATCTAATTTAAACATGTGTACAGAATATATCAAGCAATCTTTTTAAAATTGTTTTCTTGACAGAAAATTCATGTTATGAAAGGGGTAGAAAAAAGAATGAAAGCACAAACAACATTATTTGGAAGAATAGTAAAAAGATATGATATTCCTTTAGATCAAATTGAAGATTTTAACTCTACATATGAAATTAATAAAAAAAATTTAAACTCTTTTGGACCTAGATTAGCAGGAAGATTAGATTCTGAATTAGAGTTTACTAATTTATTAGGGGAAACAAAAATGGCAAAAACTATTGGTGAATGTATTAATGACTATATTGATACTTTAGAAAAACTTGGAATTTTTCAAGAAGAAAAAAAATTACATATTTTAAATTGTTGGGTAAACGATATGAAAGAAGGAGAATATAATCCACCGCACACTCATCATGATCAAACAGGATGGTCTACTGTTTTGTTTTTAAAAATACCTGAATTTGTAAACGATGCCAAAGACCCACATAAATTTAAAGATGGGCAATTAGGTTTTTCTTCTACAGATGGAACGAGCGTGACTTGGATGGAACCAAAATTAGGGCATTTTTATGTATTTGAAGCAAAACATCAACACTGTGTTATGCCTTTTAAAACAAAAATAAAAGGAGAAGTTAGAAGGTCAATGTCTTTTAATTTTATAAATAATGTTTGAAAAAAAAATTACTTTTTGTGCCACTGATAAAGCTATGGTTGATATATGGCCTCATCCAAAACCAGCATCACGATTTGTACCTGAAGAGTATAAAAAATTAGAAAGATTTATTGGAGGTGATCTACACAAAGCCACTATAAAACAATGCATACCCTTTTTAGATTCTTTAACGATGGGGTACATTATTCCTTTTGATCAAGATTATGTTGTTGATCCTGTTGAAAATGATTTTGCTATTACGCCAGCAAACAAGGCGCCTGATGAAGTTGGTTCTCACGGTCAATGGCAATTACCTGAACAATGGAAAAAAGTAGCAGGGGAGAACGCAGGAAAATTTATAAGCAAATGGTTAATAAAAACACCTCCTGGTTATAGTTGTTTATTTATTAAACCAATGAATAGAATAGAAGAAAGATTTGATATTATATCAGGAGTTGTTGACACAGATACTTATATAAATGTTATTAATTTTCCTTTTATTTTACGTAAAAAAGATAAACAATTTTTAATTAAAAAAGGTGAACCTATGGTTCAAGTTATTCCATTTAAACGTGAACCATGGAAAAAATGGTCAGGTTTTTATTTTGAAAAAGCACATAAAAAAATAATGGATATTATACATAATGAATGGATGAACAGGTATAAAAAAATATTTTGGGTAAAAAAATCGTGGAAATAAAAAAATTTATAAAACATTACGAAAATATGTTGGATGAACAATTGTGTGACGATCTTATTGAAGATTCAAAAAATTTAAAAACAGAACCTGCATATGTTGGAGAAGGTGTGATGGAGAAAAGTATTAGAAACTGTTCGACTCAACATATAAATAAAAAGTTTGATGAAAAAGTTTTTAAAGTCGTTGGAAATATTATTAATAAGTATAGTCAAGAATTCAAATATTTTCATACTGGTTTATTGACAGAAGATACAGGTTATGAATATTTAATTTATTATGGTAAAGATAAGGGTGAATATAAAACACACGTAGATCATTTTGATCTTGCCCCAAGAGTTTTAAGTATTTCTTTGTTGTTAAATGATGATTATGAAGGAGGAAATTTTCAATTTTTTGAAGGAAATGATACTTTTATAATTCCTAAGAAAAAGGGATCAGCTATAGTTTTTCCAAGTAATTTTTGTTTTCCTCATGCAGTCCTTCCTGTAAGTAATGGTGACAGACATTCAATAGTAACATGGATACGTTAAAATATAAGTACGTTAAAAATATGCTTTCACCTGACATGGTAGAATTTTTAACTTCTTTTAGCTTGAAAAATTTTAAAGATAGGAAGTTGAATAATAATCAACCAATTTCTTTTTCCTCTGGTGATCATTCAAGACATACCGACGTTTATAGACATGTTATTCATTATTTACTTCCCATTATGGAGAAAGAAACAAATTTAAAATTAAAACCAATATACTCTTATAATAGGTTTTATTTTGGTGGTTCTGAACTTAAAAAACATAAAGATAGAGCGGCATGTGAAATAAGTGCATCCATAACTCTAAAATATTTTTATAAAGATAAAGATTATAAATGGCCTTTGTGTATGGAGGATATTCCAATCATAATTGAATTAGGAGACGGTGTTATATATAAAGGGTGTGAAATACCTCATTGGAGACCTTTTTTTAATCAATCAAAAGAATATTGGCATCATCAGCTTTTCATTCACTATGTTAATTTAAATGGTCCTTATAAGGATTTAGAAGAAGAATTAACTCAAGAAAAAATTAATTCAAATAGATCTTTAGAATTAAAAATTATGAATAATTAGGATCGTAATCTCTCCACGTTTTACCAGCAGCGTTGCTTGTGCCATTGGCTTCATCATCAGCAACAGCCGTATCATAAGAAGATCGTGCTTGATGTATTTGTGACATTCTTGTGTCTGCCCATGTTAATAAAGCAGCAATTGTTGTTGATCCCACCGCATCACTTGTAGCATTTAGATTAGTATTGCCAGTCATCATACCTGTAGATGCATTTTTACTTTGAATTTCATTTTGTCCTGAAAGATTATTCCATAATACGCAATGAACAGTGTCAGGGATTGCAGGCATTGCATTTCCTCTATCTGCCCACTCAATTATATCCTGTTGATCAATTACGATGCTATCACCTGGTAAAATTATAATTTGTGTTGCCATTAATATCTCCTAATGTTTTATAATATAGTTTACCACCACAAAAGGTGAAAATGAATTTGTACCCGCAGCAGTAACATTCCCTGTTAAACTGGTTGTAATATTTCCTGTCAACGTTCCAGATAAAGTATGAGAGTGATTGTGACCAGTTCCAGAACCACATGGCGACAGTGGGTTAAACCCTATACAATTAACATTCCCATTACATCTTGTGTTATTAGGAGGGTTCATAGAGATGGTCCTAAATGGTCCAGATGGATCAGAATTAAAACCAGTTACAGCGCAGTGTAAATGGCTAGGCATTTGAGCCTGTGTTAAAGAAGTATTAGAAATATCTCCTGTTATAGTTACTGATTGGTTTGTAGTATTTGTAGCCGCTTGGTTGTTTGTCACTGCAACGGTAACGGTATTTGCACCGCCAGTACCTGCTAAGTTATAAGTATTGCCATCATAACCTTGTGGCATTTTACCTTGTAACTGAGGAACGTTAAACGTTGTAGAACCATCGCCAGATCCATACGTTGTAGAAATTACCGCAAATAAATCAGCGTAGGTAGTTCTTGATACAGCCGACCCATCACATAATAAATAACCGTCTGGAGCTGTAGTTTTAGTCCAAGGCTTAATTGCGCCTACTTCACTTCTGTTTACTATATCTTGTAAGTTAGCCATAATTAATCGTTATACTTTAATAACCAACCGTTGTCACTGTCATAGTACACCAACGATATGCCAGCTCGGTTAGTTGAAATTGTTAAATCTGCTGCAGTCCCTTGAATCTTTTCACTGTTTCTTCCAACAGTAATGTTGTTGGTAGCTGCTGTGCCATGTGAGTCAATTATTTTTACTTGGTTTCCAATTGAAGGAGAAGCAGGTAAAGTTATGGTGACTGCGCCGCCAGATGTATCAACAAAAATGTTATCACCATCAGAGGCTGTGTAGTTTCCTGATTTCTCAATCCAAGACTCACCTAAACCAGCTAAAGTAAATATGTCATACCAGTTTGTACCATCCGTAGATACTAATCTGTATTTACCATTTGTAATTGTAACGGTGTTTCCTGTAGCACCTAATCTAGCAGATATATCAGCGCCACCAGAAATGTTGTTATAAATTCCGTAAGTTTTTTGAGTTGCTGGAAATTGTACTGTATGCGTTGTAGAAACTGTTCCTGTAAAAATTAATTGATTTTGTCTTGCTTCGTTGTTTGCTTGTGATTGAGGACCATCATTGTTTGTTAGCGTTGTTGAAGTTCCAGTAGTAATTGCTTTTGAATAGACACCCGCAATTGCATATTCAAAAACCTGAGAGAAGTTATTATTTGTAATAGTACCCCAAGTACCTGAATTTTCTCCTGTGGTTTGTAGCTCTATTCGTAAGCCTGTTGAATAAGTTGAACTCATTTAATCTCCTAATAAAGTTTTAGTAATTATTTTAAAGTTTGTCAAAACTTTTATGCGGCTTTATGGACCTCGGTCCAACTTATATCCGAGTTAGAATCATCGACAACGGACCAAAAAGTCCCTT